AGACGGGGTAGAAATAATTGTCGCACTTCAAGGAACCATCTATACACTCGGAGACGATTGGGCTTGGGCCAGAGATAAACGAGGAGTTTATGCGATTGGCTCAGGCGGCAGCTATGCCATCGGAGCATTGGCAGCCATCGGGCAACCTAAATCTGCAAGCGAAGGGCTTGCCGCAGCCAAGCTTGCGCTTAGTATCGCGGCAAGTTACGACAACAATACGGGTGAGCCGTACAGTATTTACCAGCAAGTAAGATCTAATGGCTAAAGAACCAGAGTATATCAATGGCCCGCTTGATGGCGGTCCAGTTGCTATGCAGTTCTGGATGTTAGATGACATTGAGTTTCCAGTTGATGTCCAATTTGACCGAGTTGTATATGTTTGTTATACTTTAGATGAAGATACTAAAAATTATAGATACACAGGCGAGAAGGTCTTGCCTAGAAAGAAGTTAGGGACGGGTGAGTGACGCTGAATGGCAGAACATGATACAGATTTTGATTACTTCGGGCTTCCAAATTTTACAGCTAGACCGATTAAACGAAACAGTAACAATAAGACCCATACCAACGCGGTGAACCAGTTTGCAGCTGATATGTGGGAAGTCCTTGACTCAGCTGGCAATTTGCTACTGAGTAAACACAAAGACTACGGCCCTACTAATATCTCACGCTCTCCAGGTGGGCCACTCAATGGCTTACGTGTACGTATGTGGGACAAGATCGCCCGACTTAATCATCTGATTGACAACGGCGCAACACCAGAACATGAGTCTCTACGAGATTCATTTATTGATCTGCTGAATTACAGCGCCATTGCGTTGATGGTTATAGATGAAACGTGGCCCAATGAGTAAAGCAATAGTTATATTGTCAGATCTTCAAGCACCGTACCATGATGTCGCAGCTGTCAATGCTATCAAGAAGTTTATCTATGCATACCAACCAGATACTGTTGCAACTTGTGGTGATGAGATTGATTTTCCACAGATCAGTCGTTGGGAAGAAGGCGGCGAAGGTGAATGGCAACGCGACTTAGGTCGTCACCGTGATGTTGCAACAAAGTTGCTAGAAGATTTAACTGTTGAGCATATGGTTCGCAGTAACCACTCAGACCGTTTGTATAACAAGATCAAGACTAAGGTGCCAGGATTCCTGGGCCTACCTGAATTAGAGATTGAAAACTTTCTTAGGTTGCCAGAGTTAGGCATCCAGTACCACAAGGATCCATTTGAAATTGCACCAGGTTGGTTGCTTATGCACGGAGATGAAGGTAACGTCCAGCCTACGGCTGGCGCTACTGCATTAGGTTTAGCAAAACGTGCAGGCATGAGCGTGGCCTGTGGGCATACGCATCGTATGGGTTTGACTCACCATACGCAAGGCTATGCAGGTAAGACACGTACTGTGTGGGGTATGGAACTTGGCAACCTCATGGACTATAAGTATGCACGCTATATCAAAGCAGGTTTGTTCACTTGGAATAAAGGCTTTGGTATCTTGCACGTTGATGGTAAGACAGTAATACCGCAGCTCGTACCTATCGTAAACAATTCGTTTGTTGTAGATGGGCATGTTTGGAAATGGTAGTTGTAAAACTTAGCGCAGGGGATGTGGCATGGGCAACGAATGAAGCAGTCAGTCGGTATAATTACAATAGATCCAGGGGTAATGACCCTTCTGGAAGCGCAGCAAAAACTTGGGTGGAAGCTATTGCCCGTGAAATTTCTGGCGTTCTTGGCGAAATCGCAATGGCACGCTGGCTTGATAAGTTTCCGCACACTCTCTTTGAAGATCGTAAGACTGGTGATGTGGCAGGCCATGAGATACGTACAACTACTTATACTACGGGTCGTTTGCTTCTTACAAAAGATGATGACCCAACTAGGAAATACTTTTTAGTTACATTACCTGATCATTACACAGCTCATATTGTTGGCTTTGCATATGGTTACGAGGCACAAGATGCTAAGTTCTGGGATACTTCAATGAGTATCCCTTGCTATGCTATGCAACAAGAATACCTACATGATGTGAAGGAATTATGAAAGAGTGGCTAGATGAAGCCAGCGACATCGCCTCGCAAGTGGCTCGCACAGTACATAAAAAGTACCATACGTACTTTGATGTGGCTGATGTTCGCCAGGAATTACTGGCGTGGGTTATCCAAAGAGAAGACAAAGTTAAAGTCTGGCTCAACCCAGAACAATCAATAGAAGATTACAAGGGCGGCGTAAGGCAGCTTGCTAAGACGCTATCGCGTCATGCTGATCGTTACTGTCGCAGACTTAAAGCGCAGAAGGCTGGCTATGAATTGCGTGACGAAGTTTATTACACGCCAGCTTTGCTTACTGAGTTACTGCCATTCATATGGACTGATGTTGTTGCAACGCAAGATGCTACTAAGCCACGTGTTTCTGGTGGTGGTGGTGTAGCAGCTGAGGGTGGTAACTATGCCGCTTCACTCTTTGATGTACGCGCTGGACTTGAGAAGTTAGAACCAGATGATCGTATCGTGTTGCAGTATAAGTTCTTTGAACAGTTAAACTATACCCAACTGGCAGCAGTCCTGGAAATCTCTGATTCAACAGCACACCGCAAAGTCTCTGGTGCGTTACGTCGTTTGTGTTATCACTTAGGTGGGGATAATCCCTGGAGTACGAAAAGGAATAAACCAGATGCCTAGTTATGAATACAGTTGTCGTCTATGCAATATGTCGCAGACAGTTGAGCGATCTATTCATGCTGAAAGCATGGCACCTCTATGTTGTGGTGAATTAGCCAACCGTGTATATGAAGCACCACCAGTTAAGTTTAATAGCACGGGCTTTTACTCAACCGATAACGCTAAGTTTTTGTAAAGCAAAAACCCCCGCACCGAGAGGATAGCGGGGGCTTTGCTCCTATGCCTGAAAGGGTTAAGCGGCATAGAATCATAGCACAATAAGGGACGGATCCTTAAGTTGTGCAATCCTAGCATACGATGATGAATCATACGCGTGGATTCTCTTAGCATAATCTTTTTTTAACTGTGCTTCTGTACTGTACGGGCCAACAGCTTGAATGATATTAAGCGTTGGGTGTACAGCAAAGACTATGTATTGTGTGCGTTGGATAAGTAATTCTTCTACTAAGTCCCACACTTTTTTGGCCATGTCTTCTGCATCATCAGCGTCTTGTTCCAGCAAGGCGGCAACTTTCTTAATCTCAGTTGGCTTAGCCACTTACCACTCAATCCATAACCAAAAGAAACCTATGTTTAGATCAAAGTTGTGCTTGCTAATGCCTATGCCTAAGTGAAACTGCTTAATGTACCAGCCCCAGCCTATAAAACTATTACGTATGCGTATCTCTTTAGTCATTTTTTTCCCTTACAATTTCTGCTATTTGGTTAATAATTTTGCGAATAGTAATGACGCTTGCTTCGCTATTGAGCCAGACATAACTAGCTTCTTCAATCTCTTGTGCTATCGCTTCGCGTTGCTCCGCTAGGCGTATCTCTAAAGTTTTTTCCATCAGTACCAGCCCCTTGTCTTGGATTTTTTAAGCGCTAAACATGCGTCACTATTATAGCGGTGCTTGAGGTATTTCAAGCCCCAGCGGATCTGTGTCGCGGGGTTAGTTTTCCAGTCAGTACCCATGCTAGACATCTTGCTGGCTGGGTAAGCTTGGGCTATCCCATATGCCCCACCATGTGGGTTGCGTGCCTTGTAATTCCAATGACTCTCCCGCGTCCATAGTACGCGCAGACATGTCCATTGTTTTAGAGTCGCCCCTTGTGAGCGATACAACTGCATAGCGAATGTCTTAACTGGCATGTTATGAGGTATGGCATAGGCGGTTGGTAAGAAGCCCGCCCTAACTGGCTCAAATCGCCTGCTAATGCCCTCTATGGGCATCATTACCCCACCGATTAACACTAGGATTAACCCGCCTGTTGCGTATCTTCGTCGTCTACGGCTGATTGGGCGGGGGTGCGCTTGAGCGCTCCGCTTAAATGATTGGTATTGAATATCCGCGTCGGCTTTACGCCTTGCGGTATAGGCGGGCAGGTCAATGCGTACTTCTTGATTGCCGTGTGTCGGATCTGGCGCTGATACTCGAAGATTGTTCGTTCGTTCCATTGCAAAGCTCCCTTTTCTAGCCGTTCATATGGCAAAGTCCCGCCGTAAATACCATAGCCTATTGCATCTACATCTTGCATAGCAAAATCAAGACAGGCTTTTTTAATTGGACATTTTTCGCATATTTGTAATGCAAGAAGCGCGTCCTCTGCTGAGACTTTGCGCTTTTCGCCACGCTCTAAGTCTGGGAACCAGACGTCGGGGTGCAGGATTGAGTCTCGACAGGCTGGTGTCATGTCTGGTGCAAGGCTCATGAGTTTGCCTTGATAAGCGTTTGTAGCTGCTCGTCTGTAACTACGCTAGATAGCGCACCAACGAGGGCTTCAACTGCATTATCCTTGTACTTTTCGCGCATAACAATAGCCAGCGTGTTGCATAGTTGTGCGTTGCTCATAGACGATCCGCCTTAAGGATAGTAAGCAGAATAATTAGCTCGGTTGTGTCGCGTTGTAAGTTTTCAATATCCTTACGACGCTTCTCAACCTTAGCGATAATCTCCTCGCGTGTTTCACGGCTCCCGTATGAGTAGCCTGTTTCGTACGCGTCCTTCATTACACGCGTCATGCTTGATACTAATACTTCTAACGGTTGCTCGTTCATTTTTTACCTCTCTCTAGTTCGACTATTTTATTTTCACATTCCATACAGGTGTATGAGTTGTACTGATTATGGTCAAAGTATGCCTTGCATACATCACACTCGACAATGTCTGACTCGCCGTAAAATACTGGGTCATTAAGTTCTGGCTCGCTCATTAGTAGCTCCCGTCCTTGCGGGACGTCCACCCGCACCTATCGCACTTTACTTTATTTTCTAGTGTCTGACTATCGCCAGACATGACTGACCCGCATACAAAGCACCGACCATAACTCATAGTGAAAGCTCCATCTCGTCGGCCTTTTGTTTTAGTAGCGCAATAGAGTAGTTGACTAGCGACCAGTCACCCTTCTCGATGCCGAACCGAATTAGGTTGGCGTGTAAGCGTAGAAAGTCTGAGTGTGTGCGGATTTTGTGTTGCTCTAGTGTGCTACTCATTATCGTTCACCCATGCATCTAAGTGGTGTTGCTCGATAATAGCCCACGCTGGCGCGGTTAATTGGCCCTTGTAAGTAACTTGAAAGTTACCAATCTTAGGCATCTCAATAGCCTTGTTTGCTTCGTCGTCGTTGCATGCTTCGATAGCCTCGATGCATACTGGCACCATCTCGGTTGGTACTGGTGGATAGTGATTACTTCTTAAGTGAATTGCGATTCCTTGCTCCATTGTCAGCGTTGGGAATAAATCCTTGTCCGCTAACTCAGTTGCCATATTGCTTCCCATCTTGTATTCCTCTCGGTTTGAATTGCCCGCGTCATTCACCTTGAATAGTCCGCGTCCTCTAAGGTAAGAGGCTAGGTAGCACGATACTCTCGCACGTGCCACCTCGTCAAGCACCTTAGCGTCTTGAATTATGCGCGTCGTATATCCGTACCCGCGCCAGTCCCCTCTGATGCGCGTCCCATAAGTTGCACACGATATTGAAAGCGATGTAGATTCCCCCGCCCCATAGGGCTAGGCCGATAAAGCCAACTGCTAATTCGATAGCCGTTGTAATCATGGTAATTCCACCCACTCTGTATAGATAGGGCCGTCATACTGACGGCGTGTAATGTACGCGCCACACTCTAGGCACTTACCCGCTTGCCATACATAACCGTCACCGTCGCCCCAGCTCCAATTTTCGGCGCGGTGAAAGTGTGTTAGTGCCATGTCGTTGCTCATGCGTTTACTCCTTCGCTTGTTTTGATTAAGTAACCTTCGGCTATTTCCCACCAATTGACACGATACAGGCTGCCAATATCCTCGCGCATTGTCCGCGCTTGTACCCAATTTTCATCAAAATAATCGTCAATCCATGACTCAATTGCGTCAGCTAATTCGCGTTGTGTCTGATTTTCCTTGGCTAATTCCAGCACCTTGGCTTGTAAGCGTTGCTCGTTGTCAATATGCAAGGCGGTTGCCCACGTCTCGCGATTCGTCCAGCCGTTATAAGTCTCGTCGCTCATTAGTTTGACTTCCCATCTAGTACACGTAGTGCCATGGCTAGCGCGTCGCTAAAGCCTTCCTCGTACTTGCGCTCTAGCGTATCTTGAAAGTCTTCGTCACTTCCTGATTCCTCTGACTTGCTCGTGTAGTCTTCGTAAATCTTTAGCGATTCTTGGTAGTGCTTGTTTATTGTCTCGATTAGCTGCTCGTTCATGTTGTTTACCCTCTCAAGGTTTGGATTCCTAGCGGATACTAGGCCAAGAGCGAGGGTATCAAAACCCTCGCCCCTAGTCAATCATCCGCAAAAGATAGTTTGGTGGACTACCATAAGCGCGATGGATTCTTGGTTAAATAGTCCAGCCAGCTTGGCTAGCCCGCGCTCGATATCGGATAGGTATTGCTCATGTATCTCGACGACGTAGGTCACCGATTCCTCTCCTTGGCCTTGATATTGGCCCGCGCCTAGGGCGCGCTTGGTGTAGTAAAGTGCATGAGCTGCGTCTAGTGTCTGCTCAATATTGCCATGGAATAGATTCCATTCAATTGAATTCATAGGCTCGGTCAATACATTACGGCCCGCGCTTATTACGATAGTTTGGCTCATTAGATAACCTCGTTTACTTTCGCTAGTAGTGTTGGATATTCGGTAAAGTCTGCGACGACGTCGCGGAATAGTGCAAGAATGTCACTATCCTCGCGGATAGCCTCGATGACTAGATTCTCGTCTGCTAGTAATTCGCCTGCTAGGCAGGCGATGACGTTTGCGGGTGACGTCTGCATTTTAGTTTGCCTCTCTTGATTCAATAGCTTCGCGACGTGATGCGCGATAGGCGCTCTTGCGCTTTATAGCTTCCAAGGCACAATCCTTAGAGCAAAATGAAAGAGCTGGGATAGATGATACGCCTACAGAATAATTGCCCTCGGTATAACAGTTTGAACAGATTATCTCTTTAGTCATTGTCTTGCCTCTCGTTAGTAGTTGAGCTTACATAGGCGAATTTAGTGCCTAGCTTTAAGCGTGTCAAGCTAGTTTGGCCTTATTTTGGTAACGGTTTGGTAACGATTCTTGGCCCTAATTCTTGGCCAATTGGTAGGCAATTGCTAGCTCTGGCTCTGGCCCTAAGTGATAGCGACGGGATGCAATGAGACGCGGGACGACAGTCCGCGGGGATTCCTTTCGCTAACCTAATCCGCAAGGCCATTAAGCGATTCGATTCGGCCCTAGTAATGAGAGACGGGCCGTCTATTCGTCCCCGATTCGTCTCCAATTTTCGGGCCGATTCTCCCTCGATTCTCTGGGTATTGATTCTTTCTTGGTAGGTAGGTTTAGACATGGCGGGCGGTTATGTCCAAGTCTCAACCCCAGGGTTTTAAGTATTGGCTCGCGCGGGTATCTATAATCAACCAAAGTATTTTTTCTAAATATAGGCCCTGACCTGGACTTATATACTATAATATAAATGTGACTAGAATCACACGACTAAAAGCGGGATGAATGACCTTTATCCCGCCTTAGTATATAGTAGGGGGATACGGTGCCTGTGGAGTATCCCCACGACGGTGCAGAGTTACACTCTGCCAGATGGCCAAGCGGAGCTTCCAGCGGAGCGCAGGCCTTACAGCCTGCTGTTGATCCAACGGGTTAGGGCATTGCAAATGCCCCTAGTACAACCACCTGCAAGTACCCCGAAGGGGTACGTTAAACGGGTGTATTAGGTTTTTAATTTGGGAAGGGATATTACTGCCATATGGCCAAAATTCCCAAGAACCTTACACTTGCACCAACTGCGGAGCTTTCAGCTCCCCAAGCCAAAGAGCTAATTCTCAAGCTGGTTGAAGACGGGTTTTCAATTGCTGACTCCGTCCGTGCCGCCAAGAAATCTATTAAGTCCTACGAATACTATCGGGCATCCGATCCACAGTTTAAGGATGCCCTGGATTTAGCCCGCGCCGTTCAGCGCCGCAAAGGTGTTGTCTCAGAAGAAGACAAAGATATCACCTTTGAAGATTTTAGATTAAAGTTTCTTAACTCACAGACTTTTCCACACCAGCGAAATATCATCTCGCTGTTGGAAGAAGGACAGCCTGCCTGGCTACACCCAGGGATGACATTTGAAAAAGCCTTCCCCAACTACGTCTTAGTCAATATGCCACCTGAGCATGCTAAGACCATGACAGTCTCCATTGACTATCTGACCTACATGATTGTTACTAATCCTAACATCCGTATTAAGGTAGTTTCTAAGACCCAAGCTATGGCCAAAGAATTCGTCTATGCTATTAAGCAAAGATTGACTTCCCCTACCTATGCTGAACTTCAGAGGCGATATGCCCCAGCCGATGGCTACAAAGCCTCAGCCGAGAAGTGGACAGCTGATTCGATTTACCTAGAACGAGATAGCGGTGAGAAAGACCCCACGCTGCAAGCACTAGGTATCGGCGGTCAAATCTATGGAGCACGTGCCGATTTGATCGTACTAGATGACTGCGTCACCTTGGCAAATGCTAATGAGTATGAAAAGCAGATTCGATGGATTCAACAGGAAGTTCTTACACGCGTTGGTCCAACTGGAAAGATTTTGATTGTTGGTACGCGAGTAGACCCTATGGACCTATACCGCGAGGTACGCAATCCTGATAGATACCCAGATGGAAAATCTCCTTGGACTTACCTGGCTATGCCAGCCGTATTAGAATTTAATGACAAGCCTGAAAAGTGGGTAACCCTTTGGCCTAAGTCAGACCGCCCATGGATGGGCAGTGAAGATGAACCAGATGCAGAAGGATTATATCCGCGCTGGGATGGAAAGAATCTTAAGCAGCGTCGTGGCTTGCTTGACCCTAAGACCTGGGCCATGGTCTATCAGCAACAGGATGTAGATAGTGAAGCAGTCTTTAGCCCAGAATGTGTACGAGGTAGTGTCAGCGGTATGCGCTCGTCAGGCCCACTTATTGTCGGCGCACCTGGACATCCTGCGTCCTTATCGTCATCATACACAATCTGTTCAATGGATCCAGCCATGTCAGGAGATACATTCTCCATCGTCTATGCAGGAGACAAGTTAACCCAAAAGCGCTACATACTAGAAGCAAGTCGTATGCCTGCTCCTACACCACAGCGTATTCGTGAACTTATCTTTAGTTGGACGGAAAAGTACAACCCAAAGGTTTGGGTCATTGAGAAGAACGCCTTCCAGTTGTTCTTGACAATGGATGAGGAAATCAATAAGTTTTTAGCAAGTCGAGGCATCCGCCTCGTTCAGCACTACACAGGTGCTAACAAGATGGATGCTGAGTTTGGTGTTGCTTCTATGGCTCCACTGTTTGGTTCAATAGATAAACTTGGCAAGCACATGGGAAACAATCTCATTGATCTACCAAGAACAGATAATGAAAACATTAAAGCTCTTATTGAGCAATTGATTACCTGGTCACCAGGAACAAAGAACAAGCAAGACGGACCAATGTCTTTATGGTTTGCAGAAACCCAGATGAGAGATTATATCAATCAGGCTGGTGCCTATGGAGCCACATGGGTTAAAAATCCATTTGCCACTCGCAATGACATTGCACGACGCAAGGTAGTAAATCTTGAAGAATACCAAAAAATGCAAGAACAAATCGCTTCTAACGGGGGTTACCTATAATGCTAGAGATTGATGTAATCTCAGATAAGCTGCGTAAACTACGCCAGCATTATCACACACGCGACTCTCGCTATGCAGATTTGCTCGCTATTCGTCAAGGAAAAATTGATACAGTCTTCCCTGGTATGTTCTCTGAGGACTACCCAAAGCCAATGATTGCCAACTTTATTGACATCGCAGCACGCGATGTTGCTGAAGTTATTGCTCCACTTCCTGCTTTCAACTGCATGACTACTAACTCTGTCTCCGACAGATCACGTCAGAAGGCAGACCTTCGTACCATGATTGCTGCTGGTTACCGCGATACTGCAAACCTTCAGACCATGATGTACTCAGGTGCAGACCGCTATTTGACATTTGGTATGCTGGCCTTCCTCATTGAAGAAGACCATGAGAATAACCGCCCAATGATTCGCATTGACAACCCAATTGGTTCTTACCCAGAGTTTGACCGATTTGGTAAACTGCTTTCATATTCAAAACGTTACACAAAGACTGTACGCGAACTTATCAATGACTTCCCTGAGCATGAGAATGTTATCCGTGGACAGTTTGAAAACCGTAACTCAGAGCGCATCCTTGAGATGTTCCGCTACCAAGATAAGGACCAGCTGGTTCTATTCTTACCTGAGCGTAATAACTTTGTTTTATCTCGTGCTGATAATAAGCTAGGTGAAATCCCAGTTGTATTAGCAATCCGTCCTGGCGTTGACTCAGATGAGCACCAACGTGGCCAGTTCGATGACATCATGTGGGTACAGGTTGCTCGTTCCCGCTTTGCAAGTTTGGCTCTGGAAGCCGCTCAGAAATCCGTTCAAGCGCCCTTCGCGCTACCTTCCGATGTTAATGTTCTTGAAATCGGTCCAGATGCCACTATCCGTTCAGCAAGCCCAGAGAAGATCCGTCGTGTTGACTTAAACATTCCTAACGGAATCTTCCAAGAGAACGCATTACTAGATCAAGAAATGCGTACTGGAGCACGTTACCCAGAAGGACGCTTAGGACAACAGTCAGGTTCTATCGTTACTGGTCGTGGCGTACAAGCTCTCATGGGTGGCTTTGATACTCAGGTCAAGACAGCACAAGCTGTACTAGCTGAAGCATTTGCTAAAGTCATGCGCATCTGCTTTAAGATGGATGAAACCTTATGGCCTAATGTTGAAAAGGAAGTTCGTGGTATCAATGCAGGTGCTGCATATGAAATCACTTACGTCCCAGCAAAAGACATTGATGGTAACTATCACTGCGATGTTACTTACGGCCTTATGGCAGGACTTGACCCTAACCGTGCATTAGTATTCGGATTGCAAGCACGTGGAGATAAGTTAATCTCACGCGACTTCCTACGTCGTCAAATGCCTTGGGAAATGAATGTTACCGCTGAAGAAGAAAAGGTTGAAGTAGAAGAACTGCGCGATGCCTTAATGCAATCAATTTCAGCATATGCTCAAGCAATTCCTGCAATGGCATCACAAGGACAAGATCCTTCAAATGTTTTACGTTCTATGGCATTGGTTATTAAGGGACGTCAGAAAGGTAGAGCAATCGAAGATTTGGTTGCTGAAGCCTTTACCCCTGAACCAGCACCGCAAGTTTCCCCAGAGCAGGCTTTGCCTACTGGTGAGGCGCAAGGCGCCCCAGGACAGGCACCCTCTGGGGAGTCTCAGTTACCACCAGGTATGCAAGCATCTGGCCGTATGTCAGGTGTAGCGCCAGGACAAGCAGGTATGGCACCTGGCGGACGTCCAGACATGCAGATGTTACTTGCAGGTCTTTCATCTTCTGGTTCTCCAGTCTTACAGGCTGGCGTATCCAGACGTACATCAGTCTAACGCGTTCTGATGTAACTACATAAACCCTATAGGAGAAACAAATGAAAGCATCAAAGATGAGCACATCTGCTCCGAAGCCTGCTAATCAAGGTGGACATGGAACAGCAAACGTTCAACCAGCTAAGATTCAATCTAAAGCTGGATCAACAAAGCCAGGCGCATCAACAATCAAGTACTCAGCAATACCATCAGGTACAAAGGGTACTAACAAAGGCGCTAAGTAAGAATATGTTTGAAGATGATGGCGAAGACATCCCCATTCGCTTAACACCGTGGGATGTCTTTGCTATTGTCACCAATTTAGTTTTAGATATTACCGTTAGTTTTGCAAAGTTTTTTAGTGCGATTACGCACATGTTAACAAATCAAGCAGATGTCGTGGATGCCCAAAAGGCTTTTCACGATGATGTCGTCCGAACCATTGAGACTATTACAGAGGGTGAGTGATTAAATGCCAGCTCCACAAAAGCCAGCGATGCAATCAGGCCCAGGCGCATTGTCGCAACGAACCGATGGCGGTCCAGCATCAAAGCAAGCAGTACGTTACGCATCAGGTATGCCATACGGCGAAGGACAGGATTTTCTAGACATCCAGTCTTCTGCTGCAATGGAAAAAGCAACACCAGTACGTCCAGCATCACAACCTAGCCCACAAGTATCAGCTGGTGGTCAGCAAGTAGTTCCTTTAACTGCACCAACTCAGCGCCCTAATGAACCAATTACATCAGGAGTAGATGCTGGGGCAGGTCCTGGAATGGATTCACTAGGATTAAACACAGCAGATAACGTTGCAGATCAAGCATACAAGCAACAGATTGCTTCTTACATGCCTGTGCTTATGTACATCGCTTCTCGTTCAGATACTTCCCCTGAAACACGTAACGTGATTAGACAACTTCGGGAGAGCATGTGAGTGTATGGACTAGAGTAGGGCAATTTGCCAAAGATGTCGGTGTTGCTGTTGCATCACCTGCCAAATTTGTTTGGGATGTTGCTTCTTCACCTTTTAATAATGACGAGCATTTTAATGGCGTAGCCAATACGCTTGCTAACGCAACCAAGAATCTTGGTAGTTCATTACTTAAGCCTGTTGCTGATGTAGCAGCTTTGCCTGGCGTTTCACAAGCAGTTGCTGGAATCAATACGATTAACCAAAATGTTATCCGTGAGCCTTTGGCTACGGCTGCTTTGACTATCGGAGATACGCTTAGCGGTAAAGGCAGCATCTTTAATCCCAATGAGTGGAAAAAAGCATACGCTGCAACACAAGATACATTTGTTGTAAATCCAGATGACCCAACTAAGAAAATTAGAGTACCTGGAGTTTCATTTGGTCAGGCAGTAGTAGGTGCTGGCATAGGGTTAGCCAGCGATAAGTTTGATATTTATGATCCAAAGCAACGCGAGGAAGCTTTCAAGAACAGTATGTTCGGTGAAGTTACTTCTGGCGCACTTGACTTTGGTATTCAGTTTGCTGGAGATGTAACCCTTGGTCTTGCCAAGGGTGTTAAAGTTCTCAAGGCTAGCGAGTACGGTGTTGGCGCTCTTACCAATGGAGATAAAGCAGCTAAAGCAGCAGAAGAAATTACCAAATCTGTTGCTGGACAAAAAAATCGCTTTACTCCTTTGATTGCAAACTTTACTAAAAACGATTCAACATATGCTATTAACCACCCATTGGTTAAATCATCAAGTGAACCAGCATTTCTTGCAAATGTTTTAGGCGCAGCAAAAGATGAAGAAACAATTGGTCTTATTCTTCGTAGTTCACTTGGCGATGCTCACGCCATAGAAGAACTTAAATTAACACGCGCAGATTTATCACAAGCAATTAGCAACGCTAAAAAAGACATTGATTCATTTGATAAATTTAAGTTAAACCTAGCGCCAGATGCAGTTATCTTCCCATGGGAAGGTGCTGAAATTATGGCTGATGCGGCGGCAGCATTAGCTGCTGCTGAAAAACATGACGCACAAGCTGCTAAGTTAATGCAGATTGCTGACGGTGGTGGTTCACTTACCCGCACAACTGGTACTTTACTACAAGGAACAGAAGACTTTATTGCTAAAGCACGCTCAACAGCATTTTATGACAAGGCAGTTGGCGCACCTATAGTTAGGTTCTATCAGCCTACGCCTTTTCACCGCATGTATCAAGTAATTAGCCATGCAGAACGTGAGCGCCCATCAGGACTTGCTGACGTTAACGATGCAGATTCATACAAAGAAATTATTGCAACCATTGATCGTGGACGTAAACTTGGAAAGCTTACTGAAGAACAAAGCAAGTTTCACCTTGATAACTATATTGGGCAAATGACTCCAGAAGGTCGCACTTCTGCGCTACATTATCTTGAACAAAATATATTGATTTCTGTTGCAAAAAGACACGGTATTTCAAAAGAGCAAGCAATGGACATTTGGAACGATGTTCATAATGCCCGCACATCTGCCGTTAATACGGTTAAAGAAAAAGGCTTTATGGTTGACCAGGATAAAAGTATCCTCAAGTTTCCAGTCTTCGAATCACAGACAGCTAACTTTGTACCTATCATGGACTTTGATTTAATGAATCGCTTAATCAAGCGAAATCAATCTTCGATTGCTTTTCTTGGTCGTACTGCTGATACAACTATTCATTATGCCGACATCCTTCAGGATGCTTTTAAGGCAGCAGCTTTACTTCGCGGTGGTTACACTATCCGTAACGGAGTTGATTCACAACTGCGTATCATGGCTTCTCTTGGAGCAATGGCTTCAATCCGTCACTTAGGTGAAGGAATGAAAGACATGATGTTTGACAGAATCAAAGCCCCTTCAGCAATCTCAGATAGATTCAGCTTTTTACCAACAAAGAAGAACAGAATTGCAGATGTTGTTACAACGCGCAATAATCTTACAGAAGAAATTGACACTCTTAAAAATCGTATAGTTGAACTAGAGGGTATGCCTGGTAGCGGAGCAAGATTCCATAATGACTCTGTTGTGGCAGCACGTGAAGGTGCACAGTCTTATGCTCAAAAAATGGGTATTCCTTATGACGAAACTATTGATTTTAAGAATCTTAAAGCTGACAAAGCTCGCGCTGCAAAAATTGCAGATGAATACGACAAGCTTCCAACTTATAGCAAAGAAGCAATTCCTCAATATAATGCTTTGATTAAAGAAGTTGAGCAACAGTATGACCATATGGTTAATGAGCTTGGTGTCGAAGTTGAGTTTGTAGACAAAGATCCATATAAAAATTCTAAAGAAATGATGGCTGATGTTAGCCAAGGCAAATTAAAAGTCTTAAAGACTTCTGCAACTGGTCCTCATCCTCACATGACAAATGAACAAAATGACAAGTTTCGCGCTGTTCATGATTATTTTGGTCATGCTGCAACTGGTCGTGGTTTTGCACAAAATGGTGAAGAAGCAGCATGGGTACATCACTCACAAATGTTTTCACCAGATGCTCGCGCTGCTTTAACTACAGAAACACGTGGACAAAACTCTTGGTACAACACACGTGGCAAAGGATTTGCTGAACAAAAAGTAGCAGTTCTTCCAAAAGAGTATCATGAAATTACGTCAGATATTGCACGTGTTGGCGATCATCCTCTTAACGCAGATACTCTTGCTGAAATAAATACGCTTAAAAATCTTCTTGAAGAAAAAACAATGGTTGACAGCCATTATGCATCATTGATTACACGCATGTCTGGTAAGAATTTTAAGACACGAATGGGCCAAGGAACTATCGAACATACAACTAGCGATGGCCAGAAGTACGAACTTTATGATTCTTTTGGTGGACCGCTAGGTGATATGTTCCGTAACTTAAATTCATCTGCTAGCACATATTCACGTTTGATGGATTCAAATGGTGACAACCTAAGTTCTAAACTTTCATCAAAAGGCATTGGCGCTGTTACGCCTGATAATAAACACTATTCATCTGAATTAGCTAATACTCTTAATAGGGATTTTGGTAACTCAAAGGTTATCCGTATGTTGGCATCTGGCATGAAGCCAGCTGAGGTTGTTGACTGGCTCAAGCATGATACTGCTGGCCGCGATCTTAGCAAACGCCTTAATCCTCAGGTTGTTGGTGCTAAAGAAGAACGCGCCAGCCTTGGCCTTAACTACGATGAAGTAGATGCTTACGTTGCTAAGGTTAATGGGTTTTTAGATAACTACTTACCAGCATCAAATCAAGTCCTTCGAGATAAGCTTGCTAAGCATGAGTTGATTACAGAAGATGACATCAAGGCAGCCCACTCAGGACTTGATGATGCAGATAAGCCAGTTATTCACGGAAGCGTAATTCAAGAAAACATCAAAAACAATTCTCTTTATACAGTTAAAAGTTTGCAGCAAGGTCTTTTCAAGTTCCTTGGCTCAATGCCAGAAGATGCTTGGGCAAGAAACCCGCTTTATCGTAGTCTCTATAGAGATGAACTAAAGCGTCGTGTTGATCTTATGTCAGCAATGAAGAAAGACCGCTTAACTCCTGCTGACCAAGAAGCCATTATGAAAAAGTCGCATGAGTTTGCACAACGCGGTGTCAAGAGTATCTTGTTTAACATTGAGCGTCGCACAAATCTTGCCACAGCACTTAAGTTTATTAGCCCGTTTTTTTCTGCACAGGAAAATGCTGTTAAGACTTGGACTAAAATGGGTATCAATAACCCAGCCATTATCAATCGTGGCGCTATTATCTGGAACGCACCTAACCGTGCTGGTATGGTAACAGACAAAGATGGCAACATTGTTCCAGTTGGTAAGTCAACACCTCAGGATACTATCTGGCTTGAGATGCCAGACTGGGCTAAGCGTCTTCCGCTTATCGGTCCTGGTCTTACAGCACTTGACCAACAAGGTATTCCAAAGCAATCTTTAGATATTATTTTCAGCGGTGGATTAAACACACTTTATGGCGGAAAAGCATCTGTACCATTTAACGATGTTATCCCAGTTGGTCCATATGTAGCAATCCCTGCATCAGAGTTGGCTAAGCGCCAACCTGAATTTGAGGATGCACTTAAGTGGGCATTACCATATGGTCCAATTAACGGTCCTTTGTATGAAGGCTTACTCCCAGCATGGGTCAAAAGAGCGCAAACACTAGCACTTGGCCAGAATAGTCAAGAGTATGTTCGCACCTATCAGCTGATTCATACAACAGAGTTGCATAAGGCTAAGGCAGCAGGGCAAGAGATGCCATCTGAAAAGACCATCAAGCGTATGACTGATGATTATTACAAGATGCGTATTGTTGCTAACTTGATTATGCCTTACTCTCCAAAGTTTGACAGCCCATACCGTTTATACTTGGACAAGTACCGTGAATATCAACGCAAGTTCACAGGACTTGGCGAAGCTGATTCAATGTTCCTTCAGGATTACCCTGAGTTTTTTGATTTTGCTGTAAGCCTTTCTTCTAATAAGACAGGAGCCTTGGCAAGCCAAGGCACATACGCTAATACAAAGAAGTACGGCGATCTTGTTTCATCTGTCTACAAGGATGAACCTTCACTTGTTGGTTTGATTACCAACAACCCAGGCAGTAACGACTTTTCTCAGGCAGTCTATGACTGGCAGTATGCAAATACAGTTGGTCCAGGAACAGGCGATACTTTCCGTGGTAACGCTAACGCTCAAGATGCTGAGAAGCAGAACCAGATTAAACTTGGCTGGATTAAATACCGTAACATTATGAATCAGATTGATGCTGACCTTAAGAATCGTGGCCTTGAATCTATTACCGACAAAGGCGCAGAAGACCTTCAGGTTATTAAACAATTAACTGTTGAAGCGCTTTCTATACAAAAAGATGATAACAATAACCCAATTTTAGATTCAAATGGGAATCCAAAGATAACTGCTTGGCTTGAAGATTACAAGAGTTTAGATGGAACCAGAACGCTTCGCATCGTATCTGGCCTTAACAAAATAGTTAATGACCCTAAGTTCTTAAAAGATCATACTGAGCCAAATGGTAAACTTAATCCAACATGGAACGCAGTTGCTATGTACCTACAGATACGTAAACAACTATCAGATGAACTTGCCAAACGTCCAATAAAAAGTTTATCTGCTGGCCCTAACACTGATATATCGGTAATATATGATTTAGCAGTTAAAGAACTTAGAAAGGGCAATATCGGATTTGCTGATATTTATGACCGATACCTTTCTCAAGATCAAGTTTACTATAAAAATATTTCCGAAGCAGGGCTTAAGGGAGCATAACCATGACAACAGGACCTATGAGTGTTACATCTTCAGGAGCGGCTAATGTTGCCCAATCGGTTGGCATCTCTCAAGATAAAATTAACCAAGAGATTGCCAAGCGCAATGCAGGCGGTACAACAGGTGGACCAACCAGCACAGTTACTAAAACAAAGTACACAATTGGTGGAGCAACCTCAGACATCAATACCATCTGGCGCCAGTACACTGGCAAGAGCGCTTCCAAGAAGCAGATTAACGCTGTTACAGCTGCGATTAACGCAGCTTTAGCTGCTAACCCAGACAAAACATTTAATAGTGGTGGGGATAATTCAGTTACCAATACGGTAGTTGGTGCAGACTCAGCACAGATTATTAAAGAACAGGCGTTAAAAGATCCTGAGACTTCTAAGTTCCAAGCAGCAACTACATATTACGATGCACTTCTTAGCACGTTACAAGGACCTGGGGGAAGTGGATACTAATGGCTGATCAATTAAGTTTTGAAGACTTTATTAAGAGTCTTCCTACAAAACCAGTAGTTAAAAAGAAAAAGATTCCAACTGGGTCTACCAACATAAGCCCATCGGCACAGACTGAATTAGAAAATAGTCAAATCAATGATGCTTTTCTTAGCGCATCAAACGCTGGTTCGGAATTGCTTCAAGCAATTGCACAATATAAAACAGGTGCTATTAGCAAAGCACAAGCTGCGGCAGTCTATGCTACATATACCCAAAAAATTGCAAACTTATCTGAGTTAGATCCAACACGGGCAAGTAACATTCAAAACTCTATTTTAGGTAAACAAACTACGGCCACTACTGTAAAGAAAACTACAGCAGATACGTTGCCAACAAAGGCAACCCCTACATCTACGCAGCCTTTTACTACACCAATGACAGTATCAGGTCAAGTAACTAAATCCGTTACAAAACTTGCCCCTACAGGTCCTTCTGGCCCACCTAAAGTTAATACTCCCCCACCAGCAGCTGGTGTTAAATTAACTCCAGAGCAAGCACATGATAGGGCTATTGCAGCATTACAAGCATCTGGCAATATGGGCGAATTTGCAGTACAGATGGGCTTAATCAATTCTGACGATAGTCTTAAAGCATTATTCTATAAAGATATTTATGACCCTATCATGGCAGGCAAAGACCCTGTATCTGTTGATTTGTTTAAGGCACATTTAATAAATACCGAATGGTATAAATCTATAACTCCAAATGCTCGTACAGCAGAAGCAATTAGACTTGGAGATGCCCCAGCCTGGAAAGAATCCATGGCAGCTGCCTCTGGTTTAATTAAAGATAATGCTTTAGCCCTAGGCTATGATATTTCAGATGATCAAATTACTAAACTAGCTGATTTAGTTTTACATAAATCAGGCGGTAAAGCAGAAAATGTTTCAGGGTTAACTCTTGATTTTCTTAAAAAGCAAGTTACCAGCATAGGAAAGATTAACTTTGCTGGTGGCACTGCGGCAACTGGGCTATCTAGTCTCAAAACATTTGCTGCTGACTATGGAGTATCTCAATTATACTCAGAAGCAACACTTAAAGACATGCAAGATAGAATTGAAAAGGGAACATTAACCCAAGCAGCGGCAGAACTTGCCATAAAAAATTCAGCTAAGTCTATCTACAATGCACTAGCGCCACAGATTGATGCAGGCTTTACCACATCTTCTATCCTTAGTCCATACAAGCAACTATACGGACAGATTCTAGAAAAGGATCCAAACGCTATTGCTCTTTCAGATACTCAGTTTATGAGCAACATCTTTGCTAAAGATACTAAAGACCCAAATATCCAGACATTGAAACCACTATGGCAATACCAACAGGATCTAAAAAACGACCCAAGTTGGGCATATACCAAAAATGCTAAAGACAGTATTGATAGTACGGCACATAGCATCTTAACAAGTTTGGGGCTGACATGGTAACGTTTACTAATTCTCAAATAGACGGTGGTGGTAATCCAACTACAATCACAGCTCAAAAATATACCGCATCAGATGGTACAGTATTTACTAATGAAACAGACCTTGTTGCTTATGAAGAAAAGTTAAATAAAGATGCAGCAGATGCTCAAGCCGCAGCAGATGCTAAAGCAACTGCTGACGCAAAAGCAGCAGCCGATGCTAAAGTTATTGCAGATGCTAAAGCAGCAGCAGATAAGGTAGCCGCTGATAAAGCAGCAGCTGACGCTGCTACTAAGGCAGCAGAAGAAGCAAAATTAAAGGCTAAACAAGATAACGCTATTGCAAGCGCTAAAGCACTCTTTGCATCTTACGGATTAGAAGGCGAATTTGCTGACTCACTTATAGAATTAGTTAAGAAAGATTACAACAGCGATACAATTGCTTTGATGGCACAAGATCCAAGCAGCAAGACACCTTTGGCCCTTGCTTTCCAAGCACGCTTTGCTGGCAACAAGGCACGCATTGCCGCTGGTCTTCCACCTCTTAGCCCAGCTGAGTACATTGCTACTGAAAAGTCTTATCGAGCCATTATGGGAGCAGCAGGATTGCCTAAAGGTTTTTATGATTCAAAAGATGACTTTACTAAGTTCATTTCTATGGACATTAGTGCAACAGAATTACAAAACCGTGTCAACGTAGCAGCCAAATCAATTGCTAACGCAGATCCTTTCTACACTCAGTCACTACAAAGTATGTATGGCTTAAGCACAGGCGACATGATTGCCCATGCTCTAGACCCAAATGCAGCGCTACCGCTTCTACAGAAGCAAGCAGCAGCCGTAGAGTTTGGTGCAGCAGCAGGACGTCAAGGACTTGGCGTAAGTGCTAGCACAGCAGAACAATATGCTGGACTTGGCGTTACATCTGCTCAAGCAGAACAAGGCTTTAAGACTATTTCACAAATGCTACCAGAAGAACAACGTCTAGCAGCACGCTTTACTCCTACTGAAGCAGCAGGTCAAGGGGCGCAACTTGAAACAGAAATCTTTGGCGGAGCCAAGTCTGGTCAAGCAGAACTAAAGCGCAAGCGACTACAACAGCAAGAAGAGAATATCTTCAGCGGTAGTTCAGGCGCAGGTAAAGGAAGCCTTTACACAGAGAGTCAAGGCACAACCTAAAACAGAATCCATCTCAGCTGACTAGCACTGTTGATGTGTAATTAAAGACTAGTAGTGGAAGCCAACACCCTTTCCCCTGAGGAATGTTGTGGTCTGCGATTAACCTACTAACAAGGGAGTGCCATATGGCAAACCAATATGAAGATGATGAAGACGACTTGGACCTAGAGGAACAGCAACTTGCTGATTCAAACGGCCCAGCTAATCTCCGCAAAGCGTTAAAGCGTGCAGAGAAGGAAAAGAAAGAACTAATGGAACAGCTAGCAAGTATCCAATCGGATCTTCGCAGTCGCTCCGTCAAAGAAGTATTGGCATCGAAAGGCGTACCTGACAAGGTCGCCAAGTTTATTCCTGGCGACGTAAGTACGCCTGAGCAGATAGATTCTTGGCTTGTAGAAAATGCCGATGTTTTCGGCTTTCAAGTAAGCGAAGAAGCTGCTCCGTCTGAGGAAACACCAAATACAAACGCAATGCAGGTGCAACGTATTAACGCTGTAACCCACAATGCAAACACTCCATCCCGTGATCAAGATACAGCAGCAAAGCTTGCAGGTGTCAAGACTAAGGACGAATTGGACATACTCGTATTTGGCGAGACATTAGGTCGCCGCAGACGTTAAACCATTTGCACGCTAAACCCCTACAGAAAGAAGGTGAATAATGGCATATACAGATACATCAGGCTCGTCTCTAGGTACTTCCCTAGTCCAGACCGCTTATGATCGTTATGTTGAATTCGCTCTCCGTGCTGTTCCACTTATCCGCGATGTTGCAGATAAGCGTCCAGTACAGCAAGCGATGCCAGGCTCATCCGTTGTATTCCAAATTTACAACGACATGGCCGCAGTTACAGCTCCGCTCACAGAAACTACTGATCCAGATGCAGTTGCTATCGGCAACACAACTCCAATCACAGTGACTTTGAACGAATACGGAAATGCTTCACTTGCTACTCGCAAGTTGGAACTTTTCTCACTATCAGACGTTGATCCAGCAATTGCTGACATCATCGCCTTCAACATGGCAGACTCACTTGACACAGTTGCACTACGTCAATTGAACTTCGGTTCAAACGTAATCGCTGAGCCAACAGGTGGTTCTACTGTTCCAGTCAGCACATATGCTGGTTCATACACAAACGGAACATCACAGGCTTTGGTACAGAATACTTCTACCATTAAGTCACGCGACATCCGTCTTGCTGTTGCTAAGCTACGTACCAACAAGGTTGTCCCACGTCAGGGAGAATACTACTGGTGCGGTATCCACCCAGAAGTTTCACACGATCTTCGTGCTGAGACTGGTTCAGGCGGATGGCGTGATGACCATAAGTACTCAGAGACAGGTTCATCTGAATTCTGGCCAGGTACTATTGGTACATACGAAGGCGCAATGTTCGTGGAATCTCCACGTCTATTCAACGCTGCTGACGGTTCTGGTGCTTCAGGCGCCTCAGGAACATTCGGCAACTCAGATTACGTATACGGTACAGGTGGCGCTCGCGTCTTCCGTACTCTTGTTGCTGGTAAGCAAGCACTTGCAGAAGCAGTTGCTGAAGAACCACACGTAATCTTTGGACCAATCGTTGACAAGTTGATGCGTTTCCGTCCAATCGGCTGGTACGGTGTATTGGGCTTTGCTCGTTACCGTTCAGAAGCATTGGTTCGTATCGAAACATCTTCATCAATTCACTCTGCTTAATTTAAGCAATGGCTACTCCCTGCCTTCGGGCGGGGAGTAGCACCCTTAATCTTACGAAAGGTAGCACATGGCTTACTTGCTAAAACCACCGACAGTCAAAGAAGGACCTGCTGGTTTTGGTCGTTTGTTCTGGCGCTACAAGATTGACCGTGGAGATTCACTCCTAGTATTTGGAACAACAGTTGTGCGCCAGCGCACACCCGCAGTGCAAGACACAGTGAGCGCGGATTACTGTTACTTAGGTGGACATGAATACTATCTCTCCGAAGCTGAATATCAGATTTTGTACAACGCGGGCTATAGCCCTTACATCACTATTTCCTAAGGAGCAGACATGGTTAACCCAGGCAGATATAATATCATTGTCTATAAAGGTACAACCTTTGCCCTATCTCCAACATGGAAAATCGGTGGCAACGCAGTTGATCTAACAGGCTACTCAGTAGACATGCAGGTTCGCCTAGCAACTGACTCACCAATTATCGTTGAACTATCTACTGGCAATGGCCGTGCTGTGATTACTTCCAGCACTGGACGAGTTGACCTAACTTTGTCTGCCTTAGAGACAGCAGACTTACCAGCTGGCAATTACAAGTATGATTTGAATTACACAGCCCCAGACTTGACAGTTACTAAAATTTTACAAGGTGCCTTTGTTATATCAGAATCGGTGACAATGTAATGGCAATTAGTCCAGATAGCATTTCAACAGTTGAAATTCCAATCACCACCAATGTTTTCGATGTAGCGACTAACCAATACCTTGTTCTTGAATTAGGCCCTCGCGGTCCTCAAGGACCTATTGGATATCAGGGCGCAAGAGGCGACACAGGACCAACTGGTTCTACTGGAACAACGGGCGCAACTGGTACAGTAGGTTCTACAGGGGCTACAGGCCCTACAGGGTCTACTGGAGCCACAGGAACGACAGGAGCAACAGGTGCAAGCATTACTGGACCTACTGGTGCCATTGGTGCCACTGGCAGTACTGGGCCTACTGGTTCTACTGGACCAACTGGAGCAACAGGACCAACAGGAAATACAGGACTTACGGGAGCCACTGGCCCTACAGGATCTACAGGACTTACAGGCGCTACAGGCGCTACGGGTGCAACGGGAACAACAGGAAGTACAGGACTTACAGGCGCTACTGGGCCAACAGGACCTACGGGAAGTACTGGCCTTACGGGTGCGACGGGAGCAACTGGTGCTACAGGCTCAACAGGAGCCACAGGAAGTATAGGTGTAGCAGGACCAACTGGTACTACTGGTGCAACAGGTGCAACTGGCGCAAGTGTTACTGGCGCAACTGGACCTACAGGTTCAACAGGTGCAGGCGGAGCGCTAGGCTATTACGGAGCATTTGAGGATACAACAACTCAAACATTAGCTGCTGCTAATACTGCCTACACAATGACCCTTAATACAACTGATGGGTCTAATGGTGTCTCACGTGGTACACCTACATCAAGGGTTGTCTTTACTTATGCTGGCACTTACAACTTCCAATGGTCAGGTCAGTTCCAAAATACTGATACAACAGATCATAATGCAAATGTATGGATTCGCATTAACGGAACAGATGTTGTTGGTTCCAATGGTGTTATTGATATTCCAGCAAAGCACGGTGGCGTTAACGGTCATACTCTTTCTGGTTGGAATTACATTCTTACCTTTGCCGCTGGTGATTACATTGAACTTGTATGGTCTTCAGATTCAACGCAGGTATCTTTGCAAGCATACTCTGCAACATCACCTGCACCATCAACTGCTTCCTTGATTGTTACTGCTCAACAGGTTATGTACACTCAACTTGGACCTACTGGTGCTACAGGGCCTACTGGAACAACAGGCACTAACGGCACTAACGGCACTAACGGTGCGACAGGAGCGACAGGTCCTACTGGTGCTGCTGGTACTAACGGCACTAACGGCACTAACGGGGCAACAGGTGCAACTGGACCTACAGGTTCGGCAGCAACTATTGCAGTTGGAACAACAACTTCTACAGGACCAACTGGTACTCCATCAGTAACTAACAGTGGCACATCAAGTGCTGCCATTTTTAATTTCTTGCTTCAACAAGGACCAACTGGTACTGCTGGTACTAACGGCACTAATGGCACTAATGGTGCAACTGGTCCTACTGGGCCGACAGGTGCAACAGGTGCAGCTTCAACTGTAACTGGACCTACAGGTCCTACTGGTGCTACAGGTGCCACTGGAGCCACAGGCCCTGGAGTCGTAACAGGCGGCACAGCAGGCCAGGCATTGACCAAAATTAACTCAACTGATTACAACACTCAATGGACAACAATTCCATTACTAGATACTGCCAATACTTTCACAGGTGGCGTTCAACAAATTACAACTGCAAGTGCTGCGACTAAGGGTTTGATTATTAAAGGCGCAGCCTCTCAGACTGCCAATTTGCAAGAATGGCAAAACTCAGCAGGCACCGTCCTTTCAGGTACTAATGCCGCTGGTCAGATTTATGTTGGTACTACTGCCGCTATTCTTGGCTCAAATTCTATTGCTATTACATCTGCCGCATACACATCCGCAACTGTTGCTGTGTTTACTTATGGTGGAACTTCATTAGTTCAAGCAGGTCAAAGAGTTTTTGTTACTGGTGTTACAGGAAATACAACTTATAATGGAACTTGGACAGTATCTGATGCAACTGCAACTACTTTTACTGTTCTTGGCTCAGGTTTTACAAGTGGTGCTGGTACAGGTGGAACCTTCAAAACTTCTGCAAATATGTCAGTTGTTCCACCTAACGCTGGAACTTCTGCTTTAATTGTTCAAGCCGCTGCATCTCAACTTGCGACTTTGCAGGAGTGGCAAAATAGTTCAGGGTCAACAATTGCTTACATAAGCGGCAGTGGCAGTATTTCTTTTACTGGTGGTATAAGTTCTACACCTGGTAATGCTGGATTTATTTCTGTTTCTGCTCAAACTAACAATACTCTTAACTCAGGTTCAGTTTTTATGAACGCACGACAAAGCAATCAATTACCTTTTGGCGTAAGAGCATCAGCACTTTCATCAGGAACAATTACGGCTGCAACTGCAAGCGGAACAACTGTTACTTATACAACAACGGCATCTCAATATTTTGTTGCAGGTCAAACAGTAACAATTACTGGCGTGGTATCTACAGGTAACCCAGGAGCAACTGCAGGTTCAGGATTTAACTTAACTGGTGCAACAATTGCCACTGCTACTGCTACTCAGTTTACAATTACTAATGCTTTATCTGATACTTATACATCAGGTGGAACTGCAACAATTGCTACTGCAACGGCTGACTTAACTCAATGGCAAAATAGTGCTGGAACAGTGCTTGCTAAAGTTGCGGCAAGTGGAAACTTTACTGCTCCAGCACATCAATCACTAGATGCTAACGGATATACCGTTGACATTGCTCTTATGCAAATAATGGGCGCATACTAAATGGAAAGTAGTAACTAATGGCTACGACAACCAAAGCACTTTTTAGAGGTGCCGCAACAACTACAACAACAACAGTTCTTTATACTGTTCCAGCTTCAACATCAACCGTGGTAACTAATATCATTGTTGCCAATACAAGCGCCACTGCATACACATTTACACTTGGTATGGGTACGGCAGGATCAACAACTTCTATTGCTACGGCAGTTGCTATTGCTGGAAACTCAATAGTTGAAATTGATATGAAACAGGTATTGATTGCAACTAACACAATTACAGGTGGTGCATCAAACGTTGCAGTTACATTCCACATCAGCGGAGTGGAGATAGCATAATGGCAATCTCACAGATACCTTCAGCAACTTCAAGCGTAATTGCAGGAATGAAGGAAACAGTAGTAACTGCTACTGGAACTTTTACAGCAACAACAGCATCAACTTACAACGGCTGGGTTGAAGTTTTACTTGTAGGTGGTGGTGGTGCAGGTGGTGGACAAACCACTACCACTACACCACAAAGTGGTGGCTCTGGTGGACAGGTTAAAAAAAGAATTGTGCAACTTGCAGCAGGTGGCTCGGTTACTGTAACAATTGGTGGCGGTGGTACTGGCTCTTCTAGTGCAAGTGGCAGTGCTGGTACAAACTCAACGTTTGGTGGTTTATTAACTGCAACTGGTGGCACTGGCGGTACAACTGATGTTGGAACAGGTGCAGCCTCTGCTGGTGAAGGTTCAGGCAACGGTGGTGGTGCATTTGCATTCTTAATTAATACTACTACTTCATCTACAGGAGTATCAATGCTTTCAGCAGGAGCAGGTACTTATGGTTTTGCTGGTGGTGGCGGTGGTGGTCTTGGAAGTCCTTCAGTATTAATTGCTGGTGCAAATGGTGGTGGTGCAAGTGCTCTAACTACTGGTGTTGCAGGCACCGCAAACACTGGTGGCGGTGGTGGTGCAGGTGTTAGGGCCACATCAACTGGCACTGGTGGCGCAGGTGGTTCAGGCATTTGTATTATTCGTTGGTTTGAGTAGGAGTAATAATGGAAAAACATTACGTCTTTTTGACAAATAATGAAGTAAAAGCAGTTTTAGTATTTGCCAATCAAGATGAAGAACTTGCTGCAACTGTCTGCGCTGAATTTGGTTATGACCAATCAGTGTGGATTGATGATGTAATGCCGCCTGTTCTTAATGCTACATATGATGGCGGGGATTTCTTCCCACCATTAATTCAAGGATAAGATTATGGATGCTTTATTGATGATCTTGTTGGGGTTGTGCATAGCTTTTGTTTTGGCTCATAATGCACACAAATAGCATCAATATGGTATAATTGGGACATGAAGATTGCGGTCTATGCTATAGCCCTGAACGAAATCAAACATGCAAATAGATGGGCGCAAACAACTAAAGATGCGGATTACCGCATCGTGGCAGATACAGGTTCAACTGATGGCACTCAAGAAGCACTTAGGCAAAACGGCGTTATGGTCCATGATATTCATATACGCCCTTGGCGCTTTGATATGGCTCGTAACGCTTCGCTGGCACTTGTTCCAGAAGATGCGGACCTTTGCGTCTTCCTCGATATGGACGAAGTCCTAGAACCTAAGTTCTTTGAGAAGGTACGTAAAGGTTGGGTTGAAGGTTCTGACCATGCGTGGGTTAACTTTGACACAGGAAACATCTGGCAAAAAGATAAGATTCACACACGCAGTGGGTGGCATTGGAAGTATCCATGCCATGAGGTTGCAGTATTTTATGCTGGACAAACAGCTAAGCATTGTACAATTGATGCGTTGATTACACATAAGCCAGATGAGACAAAGTCTCGCAATCAATATATTGATTTACTTGAACTGGCTGTTAAGGAATTGCCAAAGGATCCACGCATGTGGACCTATATGACACGTGAGTATTACTTCCATCAAAGATGGGAAGATGTACTACGAGCAGGTCAAGCCATGCTTGACTGCCCAGATGGTTGGGATGTTGAACAAGCTGCTGTTTGCAAGTGGCTAGGTGAGGCAGCGCACTACTTAGGCAAGGTAGAAGAAGCAACTGAATGGTTCCAAAAAGGAACAAAGATTATTCCCAAGCAAGGTGAGCCTTGGTATGGCGTAGCCATAGATGCTTACCGTAGACGTTATTGGTCTACCTGCCTAAGCGCAGCAATCAATGCATTTGAATGTCCTCGTTCAAACCATTACTGCTACGAGTCAGCCATTTGGGATTGGAAAGCCTACGACCTAGCAGGGATTAGTTCCTACAATTTAGGACTAATTGAAGAATCTGAATTGTTTACTAAGCAAGCGTTGCTTGCAGTCCCAGATGGACCAGAGAAAGAACGCATCAAGCGCAACTATGAGTTTACCAAAGATGTTCTAAAGAGGAAAAAATGAGCAATTGCCGTACAGGATGCTACACAAAAGACCATACAACCTATGCCGAATGTCTACAAGATGCAGGGTTGCAGATCAATACAGGTGATGCAGGCCGTAGTAATGGGGTAATGCCAGCCAAGAAGTGGGATGCTGAGTTAGCAGCCTACCGTGATGCTAGAGCGCAGGGTATCCAGCCAGCTGGAACCACTATGAAAAAAATTAACGAAGCAAGAGATGCCAGCCAGAAACTTGGTGTTGCATTTGATGCTGGCTCAATGCCAGATGCAAAGAAGATTACTAAGCGCACCGCTAAAGTAATGAAAGAAACAGGAGCAATCTAATGGCCGCAGCAAAGAAGATAACTAAGAAGGCAGCATACGCCGCATTTGAGAAGACTGAGCCTAAGAAAGAAAAGGCAAAGGAACTTAAAAAAGGTGAGTCAAAAGCGCAAGTTGCTAAAGAAGTTAAAAAAGGTATGTCTATGCTTAAGAAGAAGAAGTAATCATGGCTGCCAAGAAGCACCCAGGATTTGCAAAGGTTCAAGCAAAGATAGCCAAGAAGTCAGGTGTGTCAATGGAGAGTGCTGGTGCAATCCTCGCATCCTCTACACGCAAAGCAAGCCCAGCTGCTAAAAAGTCAAACCCAAATCTTAAGAAAGTTAAGGGAAAATAATATGTGCAAAGAATGTGGATGCAACAACACTGCTAAAGGTGGTACACCAACACCAACAGGCAAGCCAACCAAATCACCTTACGGTGAATACGAGGGTGTGGGCGGAACTAAATAATGACAGCAGGCGACGGCTTAACCTACACATATCATCTCAATCGCTTAGCGGGAACTTTGTCCAACGGTGTACCCACCCTTGATGCTCAAGGTGCTGCAAACATCTGGGCTGGTACAAAAGGTTATGCCTTGCCTGGTGCATTGAATTCCCTTTATGCAGTCCGCAATAGCGGAATAAATTATGGGCTTGACTTGCAAGGCGTTCTTAATGCCCTTGCTGGTACTACAGGATTAGGCATCAATGAGGCGGCAGCGAGGATTGTATCGTGACATTATTTGTAGATTTAATTGATGAGACGTCTTTAGCCTTAACAGGCTATACCTCTCGTCAAGATCAAGCAACGTATCTTATTGCTGATATTAACAGCACAGCTTTGACCTTTCAGGTACAAGATGGTACAGTCCTTACACGTGGTTTAGTTGAGATTGACGAAGAACTTATTTGGGTTGACTCGTTTGATCGTACTAGTAATACAGCATCCATAGCCCCATATGGGCGAGGATACCGCAATACAGATCCAGTTAACCATACAACAGGTTCACGTGTAACTATTGCCCCATCTTTCCCGCGCTCTGTTATTGCTAAGAACCTTAACCAAGCCATTGATGCAATCTATCCAGACTTGTTTGGTGTCTACTACACAACCTTCCCATTCATTGCAGCCCGTACTACATACGGTCTACCACAAGAAGCTATTGATGTGCTAGGAATTTCTTGGCAGACCATTGGGCCATCTTTAGAATGGCTACCAATTAGACACTATCGTGTTGACCGTATGGCTAATCCAGTTACTTGGAATACAGGCAAGACTATCTCCATCTCTGATGGAATCATCCCTGGTCGTACTGTTATGGTTACATACACCAAGAAGCCTAGCCAACTGCAATATGAAACAGATGACTTTACTCAGACTGGCTTGCCAGACTCTGCACGTGAAGTAATTATCTTAGGAGCAGCCTATCGTTCTGCTAGTTATTTAGACTTAGGACGTGTGCCAGCAGCATCTGCTGAAGCAGATTCAATGCAGCCAAATGATCCTATTGGTTCGGCAGCAAATATCTCCAAGTACATTTATCAGCTTTATCAGCAACGCTTGCAAGTTGAAGTTCGTCGTCAACAAGAGATGTATCCACCCCGCACACACTACTCACGATAAGGCATACCAATGGCAATCAATAGATATTACAGTTCAATTGCTCAAGATACAACACTTACAAATGTTATTACTTCTGAAACAAGTATTGTTGTTGGTGCAACTACTGGCTTCCCAGGAACTTTTCCATACACACTTGCCATTGATTACGGAACATCTTCTGAAGAATTGGTAGATGTTCAGTCAGCCGCTGGACTTACTCTTGTAGTAGTACGTGGTGTTGATGGCACAACTGAGGTTGCACATAACCCAGGTGCTGTTATTCGCCACGTAATTACTGCCCGTGATATGACTGAAGCACAAGCACACATTGGTGCTGCTACTGGTGTACATGGTATAACTGGCGCTGTTGTAGGTACAACAGATACTCAGACATTGACCAACAAAACTATTAGTTACACAGCCAATACAATCACAAACCTTCCATCAGCTAACATTGACATTACGCTCAACGCTCAGACTGGTACTACCTACACTCTTGCCGCTACAGATAAGAACAAATTGGTTACATTAAGCAACGCATCATCTATTACGCTGACAGTTGCTGCTAACTCATTAGTTGCTTTTGCTACAGGTTCACAGGTCAACATCCAACAGATTGGTGTAGGTCAAGTAACTGTAGCCGCTGGAAGCGGCGTTACTATCAACGGTACTGGTACCAAATTACGTACTCGTTGGTCTGCTGCAACCCTTATCAAGACAGATACTAACGTCTGGACATTGGTCGGGGATATTGCCTAATGCCAATCCTTGGAATCTTGGCTTCCTCTGGAAGTGCGCGATATTGGATTGCTTTATATTCCAGTATGACAATCAGCGGATTGTCTACAGATTCATCTAGCAATCTTTTTATTACAAGTTCCGATGGTGAACTTATTGCTCAAAAATCAGATGGTACAATTTCTTGGCAAAAACAAATTACAAGCACTTATGGCCTTGGTTACAATTGTAGTTCTTCTGATACATCTGGAAATGTCTACGCAGGCGGTTATGATAAAAATTCTACTATCAATTACCCTGCTTTTTTTACAAAATATAATTCATCTGGCACTATTCAATTACAGCGCAAGCTTACTGCAAGTAGTAGTTCCACTATTGTAGATATGAAAATAGATAGCTCTGGAAATATCTACATTGCAGGACAAGAAGTTGGAGCAGGCGGAACATACAACGGTTATTTTGTAGCAAAGTATAACAGCTCTGGAACAATATCATGGCAAACATATGTTGAATCAACTGCGCTTGGGGCTGGATCTTATGATTCTTTTAGTTCTATCAATTTGGATAGTTCTGGAAACATATATGTTGTTTCGAGAAATTATGGTTTTATTGTAAAACTTGACAATTCTGGCAATTTGCAATGGCAAAGACAAGCAACTGATGTTAACTTTCAATCCTTTGGTGGAACTTTAGATTCATCTGGCAACGTATATGTATCATATGTTGGTACTAATAAATCAGTTCTTTTGAAATATAACAGTTCTGGAACTTTGCAATGGCAAAGACAGATTTCTAAAAATGGAAATACACCAGCTGCCACATACCTTTCAGTAGATTCTAGTGATAATGTTTATGTTGCTTCAACTATATTGACATCAAAACTAGGAATCTTATTAACTAAATATGATACTTCTGGATCTATCCAATGGCAACGCACTATATTTAATACAAGCTCTAGCGATTTCATTCTTAAAGGTTTGAAAATTGACGCAAGCGATAAAATGAGAATAGGTATCCTACCAACTGTTGGTTCATTCGTTATGACATTGCCATCTGATGGCGGCTTAACTGGAACTTACACTATTGGTGCAACTAGTATTGCATATGCTGTATCAACATATACTGAATCTGCTGGTTCATTAACATCAGCTACCTCTACTGCTGCATCAGGAGCATCAACTGCTACGTCTTCAACACCGACATACTCAGATTCTACATCAACAGTAACAATTACTAAAGTAGTTATTTAACAACCCAAAGGAGCCGAAGAATGACTGACGCATTTAGCCATATCAAGGAACGGCCAGTAGATCCAATTGGCTCCCCACCAACAGCAGGTAATACATACGCTAATACATCTAATGCTTTTGATTGTGCTTTTTCAGGCTTGCCATTCTTCTTTGCTATTTCAGAAAAGTATCCATACAAGCGTGAGACTGCACAGTATCGCAAGCAACAGTTTGATTCTCAGAAAGAACCAGGTGAGCAGACGCTCACAGGTTGGTGGCTACGTTCACAGTCTTCATTCCACTATGGCGCAGGTATCCGCTTTCAGGAACCAGTACAAGGAGAGACAGTACCTTACCGCTTTAACAAAAGCGCTGGTGTAGATGTATTTAATACTGGCAAAGTAACTTTACTTTCTGCTACTGAAATGACTTATGAAACAAATGCAACTAATCTTTATATTGAAGGTGTTACAAATTCTGCTGGCGATAGTTTTGTTATTGGTTGTGACGAAAATTCCCTTGGTGCAGTTTACGCAGGTGGTGGAACTACTTCCATTACTTACGGTGGAACTGGTAACATTTTAGATATTGCAGCAGATGGTAAAAATTGGTATGCGGCAAATGCAACTGGAATTTATTCTGGCCCTATTGATAATTTATCAACTGCTGGTACTTTGATATTTACTCACCCAACCCTTATGGTTGGAACTGTTACTCATGTAAAAATGAATTGGGTAAAGCAACGCCTTATAGCTGGTATTAATAATTACTTGTTTGAGATTACTCCTATTGTTTCTTTTGGTCTTGTTGGTTATTCACAAGTCGGAAATAAGACAACGTTAAATACAGAATCTGCACATAACTTTGTAGTTGGTTCATTAGTTACAACTACTGGAAGTACTCAGTATAACGGTACTTGGCAAATTACAGAAGTTCCAAACAGCACAAGTTTTACTTTTAATTCTAGTACTTATTTTTATGATTGGTCAGCAGATACTGGAACAGTTTCTCTAGAAATTAACAATAATCTACCTATCTATGCACATCCAAATACAAATTGGATTTGGAGTGGTGTTGCAGAAGGCCCTAATGCTATCTATGCATCTGGCTATGCTGGAAATAAGTCAAGCGTTTATCGCTTGTCTCTTGATACAACTGGTAATGTTCCTTTATTAAACAAAGCACTTACGGCAGCAGATATGCCATTCGGTGAATACATTACAAGCCTTGCTTCTTATGTAGGTAAGTACATGGTCTTTGGTACTAACAAGGGCATACGTGTTGGACAGATTGACACCTCAGGATTTATCTCATCTGGTTACATTACTTATGGCCCATTGACTGTTGTTACTAATGGCTATGACCCAGCCAGTGGTGAAGTATTAAACGGCAAGCCAGTAACAGCTATTGCTTTTAATGACCGTTATGCTTACTGCACAGTATCTAACTACATTGATAATGGTGACGGAACTTTCTCATCTGGTTTAGTTAAACTAGATCTTGCTAAAGAGATTGCCCCTAACCAAGTTGCTTATGCAACACATTTACGTACCTTGTCGCCAACTGGCTATACCAATGGCGATG